GTGGCCTGTCACTCTTTGACAGCGCGTCAGCGTGCACTGGGCTTGCCGACGCTAGTGCAGATAGTAAATCTGCTGATGTCATCCGCGACTGCGCGAACTTTCCTACTTTGATCACACCTCTCCAGGCGTGCATCAAGCTCGCTTCCAACCGTTGTTTTTGCCGACTAGACTCGACAACGGTCAGATGTGTTCTGATGACATTGAACGCAACAGCGACTGAATCGCGCATGCTGTCTACGTTCGCTTTTTTGCGCATGTTCGGGAAACGCCGACCAATATAGGTGACGTAGTCTCGCATCCCGGGCTCGATGGCGTCGAGCACTATTTCAGGGCCCCCGGTCGACTTTTCGTCATGGAGCTCTTTGCCTGGCAGTAGGCCGCGGTCGCTTATTCCGCCGGCGACCTTGCTCCAACATCGCAATTCCGACGACCGGTCGGCTGAATCAAACAGCTTAGCTGCGAAAGCGTGTTGCAGTTTTTCCAGGCGCCTTATTTCAGTCGCATTGCCGCCGCGCGCAAGCACCTCATCAGCACGTGTGATGATCGCACTATGCAACGCCCGCTGTGTCAGAGGTGAGCCTGAGTCTATCCTCGAGTGCACGAACGTCGACACAGCACGGGTCAAGTACTGTTTGCCAGTCGGTGTGGTCGACCGTAAGTCCATTCTTAAGAACTCGGCGATAGTGCCAATGTTCATCTTGGTCAACTGCGCCCGAACTCCAATCGCCTCAGCGCCAGCGACGATCTTGATCGCATGCCCTATCGAGTCAACTGCGGCCAGCACGTCGTCCCCATTGTGCAGTGAGTACTTAGCCAGCCTGTTGATTCCGGCGGCAGCCAAGTACACATAGTTCAGAGCTGTGTTCATGAACGAGGTTAGTCGCCACCCTGAAAAAAGGGTTCCGCCTGTGCGGTATTTGGTGCCCAGCTGGCTGCAATGGACCCACTGATCCTGTATCGAATCGATTGTCCATTCGACACTCGCGAGTTGCTCAGCAGACAGAGACTCAGCGAACACGTCACGCCAAGCCCTGGCCACGGCCTGCATAGATGAGAAACTGTGTTGTGAATTGAAGTCGTCGTAGTCATAACACAGTGGTGTGTGGGCACGCAGTGCCTTGGCCGCCGTCTGCACGTAGTCCTCAGTCGCTCGCGACCCGGTTGGTATGTATGACGGAAACGTGTCCTCACACTTGTTAAAGCCGAAGTCGGCATGTAAATGCGAGGCCAGATCGCAACCGTACAGGGCTCTGGTCTTGCCCCACTCGTATTTGACTGAAGTGTACGAATTGATCTGCCGCGGCCGGCAAACCCACGTTGAATGTTTGCCCTCAGACATGGCAGCGAACACCCCTTTCTTGGTTGCCAGAGGGCGCGGCAGTGCCTGCTTCGCACGCACGTCGCGCGGATCTTCGCTATGGACTGAGCCTGACGGCATCAGGGCTATGCGCTGTTCCCAGTAGTCTCGGAACTTGTAGCCAAAGCCACGACGCCCTTCGATGCGCCCGTCCAAGAACAGCTGTTTGGCATGGTGGTACACAGTGGCCGGTGGTAGGTCAACTGTGACCGGCCGTTCGCGCCGCTGCCGCTCACCGGTCCAGTCCACAGTCGTCATCAGTCGGTTCACCAAGACGTTAAGCTCAAACAGGTAAGTCAGTTCATGCCCACCGTAGCCTTGGACCTGCTTCGCATAGACGCCCTCGGCTTTCAGTCCTGCGTACAGGTCCTCACCCGCATCGTCGACTATGTTGGTGAACACTGTCGCCTGAGTCTTCGTCAGTGCGCGGTAATAAGTCCAGAACGTGACGTGTGTCGCTTCGACCCTATTGTAGGCGTCTAAGCGCCTGGCCAGCCGTGCTTCGTGGCCACGCAGTGTCACAGTAGTCCCGGTGAACAAGTCGGACGACCTGACGTGCGTATGGTGCCACTGCGTGATCCGCTCGTTCTGCAGTCTAGTGTCGTACACGTATGTCGTGTCGTGGCCACGGTCCTCAGACAGAGAGTCGTAGTATGGCAGGACTGTCTCTTCTGAGAAATCATGTCTCAAGTTTCCCACCAGAGTTGCACCCGCCTTTTTGACCAATGATGCATGGTACCGAGATAGTCCATCGACGTCTGCGTACCATGCATCGCAATCGCCAAAGTTCAGCTTGTGTGCCGAATATAGTGTGCCGTTGTCGCGCCTGTTGACAGGTGCTTCGAAAGTGCAGTGATCCATTGATGCCTGGTGATCGTTGACAGTCATCAAGATGTATTGGACACTGTTGCCGTTAGTAGTTGGGGTGCCGCTAATGTCAAGCCATGGCCAGATCACTCTGCCACAGTCTCGTCCAGACCGCTCGCCGGCCCAGGTCCAGCCTCTATGAGTTGCCCACCCACTGAGTCCGCCGATGCAGGCACCACTGTAGGCCGAGAGGCTGGCACGGCTAGCGTGGTTTCGTGAAAATCCGAGCGCCTGTTGATCGGCACAAGGCGTATGGTCGGCCTTGCTTGTGTCAGCATGGCCACCGCCTTGGCGTATTCACTGCGTCTGACAGTGACCGCAGGCGCATTGAGAAACTGCACCCGCTCGTCGCCGCTAAACCAGCTGATCGACTTCGCCCCTAGCTCGTACCCGAACTCGACATCACCGTACAGATTCGGCAGCTCAATCCAGCTGTTCTGCCGCTTGATGATGTCATCGCGGGTTATTGTGAAATAGGGCCTGACGTCGGCCGGATTGTGGACGTATATGTAACGCCCTGAAGCGTTGTCAGCCCAGTTGTGAATCCTCTTGCCATCAAAGGCCCTGGTGGCAATGACGTCATAGCCAAAAAGCCGCATAGCCGACATGAACCCCGAAAATTCTGCAGGATCGGAGTAAACGAGTGTGCCGTCCCTGTCACTGAACTTTGCGTTGATGGCAGCTCTGTCAGCATTTAAGTAGTACCCGTCTTCGTTGACGCCGTAAGAGAGTGACGGGTAGGCAATAGGCGCGTAAGCGGCCACGTGCAACGGTGCGTTGCCGCCGACGACTGCTCCCAGATCATACGTCTCTGTAGCCCTTTCGTCGGTGACTGTCACTACTACGTCAGCAGCGAGCAGGTCCGGGATTGAAGACAGGCGGTCAGCCCCGGCCTGCGTGAAGTAGGCCATCTCAGCCTCACGCCCGTAGCGCATGCAAGTCAAGGCGACGTCCAGCATGACTCCAGTCTGCGGACAGCCTTCAATGCCTGTGGACATCGCCATGAAGTTGTCACGGTCCACAGCACTGTGCCGTTTGACCCGGGTCAAATGAAACAGTTCTGTGTATACGGCTTCACCCAAAGCCACTGAGTGTGGCAGACCGGCGCCCGGAGAGTTGAACCAGCTTTCGAAGGTGTCCATCCAGTCGACGGACCTGCAGTATTTCTGCCCCACGTACAACTCAGGTGCGAGGCCGCGCAGGCAGACAGGAGCCGGGATGCTTACTGCCAGAGTATTGGTGTTCCAGTTGACAGCCTCGGCAGACCTTGGTATCGGCCGCGTCATCACACCGGTCACCATGAGATACGCTATTTCAAAGTCTCGAAAAGCGCCGTGCCGTCGTACGAAGTCACCGAGACAAGACGCCACCGACTGTGCGCTTATGTCGGCCCAGTCAGGTAGCCGGCTTGACACCATGCCGTTGACTAGCGTATAGTCTGAACACAGCGCCTCAGAAGAGTGTGCCAGTGCGAACGGGGCCGTGCATTTCCAGGCGGCATGCGCCATGCGCAGCAGCTTGGCCATTGTGCCCGACACTTTGTTGCCTAGGTCGTAATATACGGGGTCGTTACCCCGAATGATCTCTCTGCGCGTCATCCTGACGCTCACATTGCCCTCGTCTGTCTCGAAAGCATTAAGCAAATTGCCTTCGAGGTAATCGCCACCAAACGCCTGCGCATTGGTGACTTTCACGTGACCGTTGTCATAATAGGCAGACCCCGGCATGTACTTCAAACTGCCGTAAACTTTAATGTAGTACAAACGTAGTAAATTGTAAATCGGACCCACTAAATTGACACGCTTCACCTCCTGTAGTATCACGTCCCTGTCAACCTGTATATCAAGCCTGTTGAAATGTCCCTTTGTAATGGCCTCGTCAACGAGGCCGAGTTCTGGCACGCCGTCTACTCCAATTATTGAAGCAGCCATGCCGTCGTAAAGCCCTTGATCGCTAAAGGTGTGTCCATCATAAAGCGCCAAAAGTGACGCGGTGTTGCCCAAGAATGCGTTCTTCCTAGTTTCCTCGACTTGACCAAAAGCACCCTTAATCCACAGCCTGATGGTAGTGGTGATGCCATATTTGATCGTCGTGTTCTTGAGCGGTATGTTGTTTGGTGGTGTTGTTCCTTGCGGAAAGAGCCTTGAGATAAAGTCAAACATTGTGGGGGAATC